GGAACGCTCCGGGCGAAGTTCCCAAGCTGGCACGCCGCCGTCGCGGAGAAGGACTGGCTCGGCGCCGCGGCCAACTGCCACCGGGTGAACCCTCATCCGGGCGTGACGCCGTGGGATTCGAGCGACGAGCACGAGCGACGACAGATCGCCGTGCGGGACCTCTATCAGCAAGCGGCGCGAGCCGCGTAACGAACGTCAACAACCGAAAGGACCGCCATGAACCTCGAACGCTTCAAGAAGATCGTCACCGGCCTCATCGCCTTCGCGGGCGCCTACCTCATCGCCAATGCGGCCGGTGTCTTCGACGGGACCGTCTTTCACCTGTCCGCCGGCATCGTCCACAACATCACGGCGGCGGGAATGGCGGCTGGGTTGTTCTCGAAGTCGGTGTTCGGGATGCCGATCCCAGGCATCGGCTCGATCCCGGGCACACCTACGGCCCCCGTCGGTTCGGGAGCGCCTGCCGGCCCCGGCGGATCCGCCCTGAGGACGCTCGTTCTCGTCCTCGCGTTCGCCGGCCTCGCGCTGGCGGCCTGCGCGACCACCGGCACGGCTCCCGGTCCCATTGCGTCCGCGCCCGTTCAGATCGCCGTCGACTGCGGGACGCCCGCCGTTCGGGACGTGGCCCTCCACCTGGTGGACGACGTCGCCTCGGCTCTGCTGACCGCAGGGGACTGGCAGCAGGCCCTCGCGAACCTCGGACAGACGGAGACGGCGCGCTTGAAGACCGACGCCTGGCCGGCCATCGCGTGCGCGGTGCAGGAGATTGGAGCGCGGACGGGCCTGCAGCTCGGGGCGCGGGCGAGCATGGGCCAGGACGCCGCCGAGCAGACCCAGGCGTTGCACGATCGGGCGGCGACATGGGCCGGCGCGCACGTAGCGGCGGCGCACTGATGATCGTCACCGTCAAAGCCGACGACGGGGTTGACGTCTCCGACGGCTACCACACCTTCGGCGAGCTGTGCGAGCACCGATTCGAGCTCTACCTAGCGCTCTGCCGGCTGGCGGCGAGTACGGGCCGCTCGGTGTGGAAGAGCAAGGTCCACAGCGACGGCACCAGCTACCCGGGATGGTTCGTGGTCGGCATCAACGATGGCCCGGGCGAGCAGATCACGTACCACCTGCCATTCGCGCGGTGGGATGCGGTCGACTTTGTCGAGCGCGTTCCACCTCCGTTCGATGGGCACTCAAGCACGGACGTGCTGGAACGCCTGAAGAGGATCGCCTGATGCCCATCATCGCGGTGCTCAATCGCAGCCGCCTCGACGATGCCGACGTGGCCTTCTTCACGGCGGCCGTCGACGCGCAGCTGCGCGAGGACCTCCCCGGCGTGTGGCCGGCGATCGAGTACACACCCGCCACGTTCTTCGCCTCGGCGGCCGACCTCCCGGTGGCGAGCGGCATCGCCCGCCTGATGCTCATCCAGGACACCATCGACAGCCCCGGGGCCCTCGGCTACCACGACTTCGCAGGCGTCCCTCGGTCGGTCATCCTGGCGCAGGGCGAGCAGACGTCGGTGACGATGTCCCACGAGGCCCTGGAGATGTCCGCCGACCCGAACGCGGACCGCTGGGTAAAGATGTCCGATGGCCGCGAGGTGGCGGTCGAGGTGTGCGACCCCTGCGAGGCGGACGCCTACTCAAAGCTGGTCACGATCATGGGGCTCGACCGGTATGTGACGGTCAGCAACTTCGTCCTGCCGTCGTGGTTCGACCCCAGCGGGGCGGGGCCATACGACCGCATGGGAACCATCAACGCCCCCTTCGGAATGGCTCCCGGGGGCTACGAAATCGTCCTGGGGACCGACGGGAAGACGTCGGACGTCTGGGCACAGTCCACCCCGGCGAGCATCGTCAAGCGGTTGCTGAAGCTCACCAACTCGACGTCGCGGGCCTTTCGGCGGGGGGTGCGCCTGTGAACGGGGCGGCGGTACAAGCCATCTTCTTCGTGGCGGCCGACGTCGTGGCGAAGCTGGTACCGCCGGCCGCCCTGCCCAGCGGCGCCGCCGAGCTGGCGATTCAAGAGCTGGAAAAGCTCGGGTTCATCCGCCTCGCCCCGTCGGACGCGGAGGTCGCGAAGATGCGCGAGGTGCAGGCCCACATCGCCGCAGACATCGCCGGGGCACTGGCGAGCGCTCGAGCTAACCGTCGGCTCTGAGGAGCTCGACCAGGGCTGTCACCGACATGCAACCGGCGTCCAGCCAGCGTGACGGCCGTCCTCCGACCCCGCGATTGCGTTGTGGACGCGACTACGGTCCGAGGTTTGCTTACATGCGGGAACCGTGGCACACGAAATACACCAGCAGTCAAGTGACAGGCCTCTCTATCCCGTCCGCGTCCTGGCAGACGGAGGTCTCGACGAGCCGGATGAAATTATCCGGTTCGGCGGGTATCCGTTCGTCAGGACGTCGGCGGGCGGGTGGTCAATCGCCGACCCCGCGGCCGCGCCTGCGGCCGACGACGACTAGGGCTTTCGCGTCAGCAGCTCGGTCACGTCAAGCAACACCCGCTGGGCGTCAACCGGCAGGGCGTCAATCGCCCCGTGCAGCCGCCTCGCTACGGCCGAGACCTTCGGCGCTGGCCGCTCCTGCGGCTCGAGCTCGCCCACCAGTTCGCTGACGCTCACTCCGAGGGCGGAGGCGATCGCCAGTAGGCTGGAGACCCGCATCCCCAGCATCCCTCGTTCGATCCGGGAGACGGTCTCCGCGTGAATCCCCGAGGCTGCCCCCAAGTCCGCCTGCGACAGTCCGGCGCGCTGACGTGCGGCGACAATCCGCCGGGCAAGGGCGGCCATTCTGGCGTCGACGGTCAAGGGCCCGGCTTATCGGGAGGGAGGGGGTCTGGTCAAGCGGGCATCGCCGCTGCGCACGCCCGCCACTCTTCCGCCGTGAGCGCCTTCGACCCCACGGCCGCCTCCGGCCCGATCCACCGGCCCATGTTCACCCGCCAGCGACGGGCGTGCCAACGGCCGCGCTCGTCTTTGTGGACCCTCAACTCATCGCCGTCGTCGTCGATCGCGACGAGAGCGCCCGATTCGCGGTCGACAGGCTGATATGGCGGGTCGGCGTCCGATCCGTGATTCACCGACCGGCCCTCCGGTCGCGCATATCCTCGCGGTGGCAGCCCTTGCAATAGCGTTGGCCCTCGCGCGGGACGCGCAGGCGGCAGCGGGAGCACAGCGGCGGCGGCGGCGATGGTTCCAGGCTGTGGCGCTTTCGATTGTGGCCCGGCTCGCCGCAGGCGGCGCAGAGCCGTGGAACCTGACTTCCACGTGACACCTTCGCGCCTTGGCGGTCCGCCGCGCCCTGTGGCATCGTCCCGCCCGGCGATGACACCTCGACAGATGCGAGCGAAGGCCGAGAAGCTGGAGGCCCAGGCCGCGCCGATGCTTGCCCGAGCGAAGCAGCTTCGGGCCGCGGCGGACACGATTGAACGGGCGTTGCGCTCGGCGGGCTTGCAGACACGAACGGATTATAATACGTTCAAGCCGATGCAGGACCAGGAAAAATCCGTTCCGCCGCCGAGGGGCAAGCGCCGAGGGCCTCCGTTGGAGGCCAGGGGCCGCCTCGCCGCGACGATCGCCGATGAACTGGGCGTGAGCCTCCGCGCCCTAGCCGGCACCATCGGCGAGAAGGAAGACAGCCTTCGGACGTGGGACCGCCGAAACTCCCACCCGCCTCGCGTCCTCGAGGCCCTGAACGCCGCGAAGTCGCACGGGAATCCGGGCAGCGCCAAATAATTCGTTCAATCCGTTCGATTTTCAGTTGACGGGTTGAACGGATTACGCTACAAATCCGTTCATGACGAACGGATCACTGGCCACGGTCGCGAAGCCCTTCCGGCTCGGCGACTACCTGCTCCCTCTCTTCGCCATCACGGCGTACCAGACGCCTGACGTCGAAGCCGGCGCCCCCGCGTGCCGGTCGTGCTCGGGCTCCGGCGCCGAGTTCTCCAGCGACGAACTGGACGGTCCCATGGACGACTGCTCGCGGTGCTCCGGGGGCGGCGTCGAGCCTTGCGCTTGCTGCGGCGAGCCCAGCGAGACGGTGTTGCGACGGATGGCCCTGTGCCCGGACTGCGCGTCCGGCGAAGCGGAGGTGATGTGATGAAGACGATTCGCATGGCGTTCTTTCTGGCCGCGCTGGCCTGCGTGATGATCACGGGCTGCGGGGGCGAGCCAATTGCCGACGACGGCGTCTCTGCCGCCAACGTCACGGCAGCTGGCGCGCTCCCGGCGTGCGACCCGGCGCTGGTAGGCGGATCGCGCAAATGCGGACCGCTGACGGTGGCCAACGACCAGCCCGTGGCGCTCATGGAATGCACGACCTACGCATTCGCTCCCGACGGCACGTACCAGGGGATCACGCCGGTCTCGGGGTGCACGCTGGATTTCGTGGCGCGGGCTGGCGTGCCTTACACGGCGACTTGCGTGGCGGTGTGCCCGACGGGGGCGCCATGAGCCTCTCGGCGGCGGTCATGAGTGCCGTCTGCGGCGTCTGTGGGCGCGCCTGCCCGCCCGATGACCGCCTCCCGTACCGCGGGGGCGTTTGGCACTTCGCTTGCGCTGCCAAGGCGCAGCTCTCGACGACCAGGGGAGGGCGCCTCCGGGTGCTCGCCGGTCGGCGGGGAAAGTGGGCGCGATGAAAGCGGCGATCGAGCTACTGGGGACGGAGTGCCGCGATCCCGAGTGCATGGATCGCCTCGGAATCGAGGTACAGGACGACAACATCCCCGTCGAGGATAGGTGCTTCTGCATCCACGACCTTGAGGCCGTGGCGCAGCGGGCCCGGGAGGAGATGCGCGAAGCGGCGGCCCGAAAGGCAGAGGCGTCGTCGGCGCGGCTGATCGCGAAGGACATTCGCAAGCTTCCGGTGAAGTTGTGAACGCCCCCGTGCCAGCCCTGTCGCCTGTCGCCGTCATCCTGGACACGACCAGCGACGAGCGCGAGCGGCTCATCGCCTACGCCTCGGCGGCCCGCCTCACCGTCGACGAGGTCACTCATCAGGCGACCATGGCGATGGTGGATGCGGCGGTCTCCTCCGGGCGGCGCAGCCAATCCCCTGCCCAACTGCATACGTGCGGTGACTCGCGAGAGGTACTACGGCTGGATCTCCTGCTGCGGACGCTCCGCGAGGCGTTGCGGGTGGCCCGTGGCCAGGTACTCACCGACGAGGTGATTGAGCAGCGCGCCAGAAACGCGGCCCAGGCGGTCGACTATGCGCTGGCCGCGTTTGACGACGAGGTCACGGAGCCGATATGAAGCTCGCAGTCGTCGTCATCATTGCTGCGGGCGCCCTCTTGCTCCTGCTGGTGCTACTCGGCCTCGTGGCGTTGCTCCGCGCCGCCGTCGAGGCAGCCGGAGAGCGGTACGCGACACATCGGTGGTACCGCCACGGACGTCGGTGCGAGCACTGCCACGCCGTAGTGATGTCGTTCGGTCCGCCCTGGTTGCTGTGCCAGCGGGGGCGCGAGCTCGGCGGGGCGGCGTCGAGTGGGAAGCCTTGGCCGGGGATCGAGGATGTGCTGCGGGCGACGACCGGCGTGCCGGCAGAGAGGAGGAATTGACCATGATCGAAGTGATAACCAAGTCGCGGCTGGCTGCGTACAACCTGTGCGCTCGTTACCATAGCTACGTCTACAATCTCGGCTACAGATCGATCCTGCCGCGCGAGCTGGCCGAGTGGGGGACGCTGTTTCACGCGGGCCTAGATGCATGGTGGTCGACGTACGCCAGAACGACTGCGGAGGAGCCGCCGCTCGACGGGATGGCGCTCGCCAACGCCCTGGCGGCATTCGCGAAACTCCGGTCAGAGCTTCCCGCGCTCGACGACACCGCGATCGCCAAGGCTGAGATCATGATGGCCGCCTACGACGCCCGCTGGGCGCCGACGATGCACGAGTGGGAAGTGCTGGGCGTCGAGGTGGAGTTCATCACGACAATCCCGGGGCGGAAACGGCTCCGGGTGGCCGGCAAGCTCGACAAGCTGCTGCGCCGTCGGGCCACCGGCGAGATCTTCTACGGCGAGCACAAAACTACGGGCGCCGACCTGTCGGCGGGGTCGACGTACTGGAGTCGACTGAGAATGGACCCGCAGGTTTCGATCTACTTCGGGGGATGCCGCGAACTGGGTCACGAGCCCGTCGGGTGCCTCTACGACGTCATCGACAGGCCCGCGCAGAAGCTGTTCAAGGCGACGCCCGTCGAGCTGCGCAAGTACACCAAGGCCACGGCGAAGGAGCCGAGCCGTCTGTATTCGACCCAACGGGAGAACGACGAGACGGTGGAGGAGTTCCGGGCGCGCCTCGGGGCGCTGATCGCCGAGAACCCAGACGCCTACTTCGCCCGCGCCGAGGTCGTTCGCCTCGAGACCGAGCTTGAGGAGTCGGCCCGCGACGTCGAGGCGGTGGCCCTGCAGATCCGAGACTCGGCCAGCGCCGACTACGCGCCCAGGAACCCGAACGCCTGTTTTCTCTACAACCGCCCGTGCGACTTTCTCGACGCCTGCAGCGGCGTCGCGTCGCTCGACGACGGAACCAAGTTCACCCGGATCGCGAACGTCCACCCGGAATTGTCCCTGGTCGGATGAAGCGACTAACCCACGAAAGAGGAGTGGAACCATGCCCGCAGCAGCAGTTCAAGCAGTCCAGCCACAACCGCCCGCGAGGGTCAGCCGCTTGGCGAAGGTCCAACGGGGGGTCCTTCGCCTGCCGCCTCGGATCGTCATCTACGGTCCGGAGGGTGTCGGCAAGACGACCCTCGCCGCGGCGGCCCCGAACGCCATCATGATCGACGTCGAGGACGGGTCGGCCGACATCGACGTAGCCCGGTATCCGTTCCGCGATGGACCACAGGGGCACGTCCCGCTGACCTATGTCGAGGTGCTATCAGCGATCGACGACCTGATCGCGTCGCCACACGACCACCAGACTCTAGTCATCGACTCCGTCGATCGCCTGGAGTCGCTGATCTGGAAACACATGCTGGAGCGGGACAGCGCCTCGTCGGCACGCAACCCGAAGGCGGTCCCGCTGGAGTCGATCGAGGACTACGGGTACGGGAAGGGCTACCAGCAGGCAGTCGAGGAGTGGCGGGCGTTTGCCGCCAGGCTGGATCGCCTGCGCTACGCCCGGCAGATGGGAATCGTCCTGGTCGGGCATGCCCAGGTCAGGACCTTCAAAAACCCTGAGGGCGAGGACTACGACCGCTACCAACTCCGGCTAAACGACAAGGCCGCTGGCTTCCTGAAGGAGTGGACGCAGGTGACTGCGTTCGCATGCTTCGATGACGTCGCCGCGAAGGCCCCCGGCGCCTCGAAGAACGCGAAGTCGAAAGGGTTTTCGACGGGACGTCGGCTGCTGAAGACCAGCCGATCGGCCGCCATCGACGCGAAGTCTCGGCTCGCACTGCCCGAGGAGGTCGAGATCGACATCACGAATCCGTGGGCACCGTTCGCGGAGGCCATCGAGCGCAGTTACGAGAGCGAGATCGCGACCCTGGCGGAGCGCCTGGCTGCCGAGTTGGAGAGGATCGGAGACCCGGCCGTCTCCGAGAAAGCGAAGCCCGCCGTCGCCGCGGCCGTCGATGCCAAGGACGTCGCGGTGCTCGGTCGCTACCTGTCCGAGCTTCAGAAGCGGCCCGCCAAAGAGCCACAGCAGTAACCACCAACCCAAGGACGAAAGAGGTCAACATGCTACCAGCAGGAACATACGCAGCCGTCGTCGCCCCGGCAGAAACCGATCACGGGCGGGCATCGATTCAGTGGGGCCCGGCCACGCAGAGGAGCCCGTTTTCGGCGGCCGTCGGATTCGAGGTCATCAACGGCCCTGAGTCTGGCCAGAAGATCACCGCCTTCCTGTACTTCGGGGACGCCTCGTTCCAGCGGTCGCTGGAGTCCCTGCGCGCGTGCGGGTTCACGGGCGATGACATCGACAAGTTCGCCGACCAGACGCCGGACATCGAGTGCCAGATCGTCGTCGAGCACGAGACCTACGAGGGCAAGGTCCGCCCGAAGGTCAAGTGGATCAACAAGGCCGGCGGCGTGTTCACCTTCGAGAAGCCCCTGCCGCAGTCTGACCTTCTGCGCTTCTCGGCGCAGTTCAAGACGGCGCTGAAATCGGTTCCCGTGGTGCAGGGAAAGAAAGCCGAGCGGCAGGCGCCGACCGCCGCCCCGCCGCCCGCCGAAGACGGGTGGCGCGGGAATGACGATCCCGATCCTCCTCCGCCGAGCACGACGGACGACATTCCTTTCTGATTCACAGGGGCGCGCCAGTGGTGGCGCACGACGCTCGGTTCGACTCCGGGGCGCCTCGCCGACGACTTTCCCACCGATTCAACAGGGAGACCCACATGCCGACCAAGAAGAAGCCCAAGGACGCGAAGACCGCGATCGACGCGCAGCGGACGTCCGCCGACTACGTCATCTACCCCGAGGACCTGTACGTCGAGACGAACCCGAAGCATCCCCTCTACGATCCGCGCTTCGCCTTGGAGGTGACGGCCGAGCAGATCGAGACGTGGGCGATCGCCGGGCAGACGAAGGACATCGTCTGCCGGAAGAATGGGGCGCGGATCGAGGTCATCGACGGCCTGCAGACCTGGAAGACGGCGGTCGCGGTCAACAAGAACCGGAAGGCGCACGGGGCGCCGCTCATTCAGGTTCGGATCACGTTGAAGCCGATGTCGGACAGTGAGCTGTTGCTCTTCCGGGGCATTGCCAACAAGCACCGGCGCTCGCTCCCGTCGATGGTCGCGCATCAGGTCGCGAACATGGTCCGCGAGGGACTGCCCCGCGAAAGCATCGTCCTGGCGGTCGACGGCATCGAGTCAGAGCGGGACCTCGACAGGCATCTCGCGTTTCACCAGCTCGCACGCGAGGTCAAGGACGCCGTCGACCAGGGCGAGGTCAAGATGAGCTACGCCGTGCGCGAGCTCGGAAGGCTTCGGCTCGACGAGCAGCCGGCCGCGGTGGCAAGGCTGCTGGTCGAGGGCCGACCGACCGCGCCGAAGACCGGCGAGAGGGCGCGGCCGTATCCCGCGATCGATAACGTCCGCCGCGTACACGCGAAGTCGGGGACGGTCGAGCACATGCACCCGCAGGCGCAGGCCATCCTCGGGTGGGTCGCCGGCAAGGTCACCCAGGACGAGTTGCTGACCGTTCACCCGGCGCTCGCGCCAGCGTTCGCGTAGGGCTCGGGAACAAGAAGAGAGGAGGAGGACGGGAGGGGGTCGAGGCGCGCTGTCCGGCGTCGGGCTCTACCTGCGTCCAACGCATGACGCTGACAGCCGCGACCACCGACAGCAACTCACAGATGGACCGATCTACGGTCGGCGCCGTTCTTGAATGCCGGAACTCCAAATGAGCCCCGAACAGATCCGTATTGCGATCGCGGGACTACAGGCGCTCCTTCCCGAGAACGAAATTCGTTTAACGGTGGCCGAAGTCGTCCAGCGGTACATGGGCAGTGTTGAATTTCAATCGCTACAACAGAACTGGGCCGAGGAAATTCGGCTCCGGCTACACATCGTCCCCGGCCTCGGCGCCGAGAACGTGATGGCCTTGACCAGCGAGCGGATTGCGACCTATCGCAACGAGCGCAAGGCGCAGGCCGGCAACGGACTCGCTCCGACGAAGCCGGCGACGCGCAATCGCGAGGTCAGGCGTCTGTCGGCCGCGCTCAACTGGGCGGTCGAAGCGAAGCTCATCCCGTCGAATCCTCTGGCCGGCGTGCCGATGGAGATCGAGGACAACCTGCGACAAACGTGTCCGACTCCCGCCGAGATCAACCGCATCCTCCTGGCGACGAAGAGTGCTCGACTCAGAGCCATGATCGCGGTCGGCTTCTGGTCTGGTCTGCGTCGGGGCGAGATCCTAACGCTCGAAGCGTCGCAGCTCTCGTGGGACGATGGCCTGATCGTTCTGCAGCGTCGGAAGACGAAGGGGAAGAAGGAGCGGGTGACGATCTTCCCGGACCGCGCGAGCGACCTGGTCCGTGCGTACCTGGACAGCGCACCGACGGGAAAGTGGCTGTTCTCGACGGACACGGGGAACCAGATTTCGCCGCGCAACTTCCTGAGAGACTTCCAGCGGACCGTAGACCGGTCGGGCGTCCAGGCGGCGCCAGGTGAGCGGATGGTGCTGCACGACCTCAGGTCGGGCTTCGTTGGCCGACAACTCGAGCTGGGCACGCCCGAGAAGACCATCATGGAGATGACGGGACACAGCACACACGCGGCGTTCGATCGCTACGTGCGCGTGCAGAAGAGGTGGCTGCTGGACGCGCGCGAGCGCACAGAGCTGGCCGACCTCAACGGAGCTATGCGAAAGCCGCCAGCTCGCGCGGGAATAGGCCGGGCCAAAGAAAAAGCAACGGGCCATGAAAGAATTCCTTTGACAGCGACCGGTCACTCGTGAGACACGTTGATGGTCGACGCCAATGAATTCGTACTCGAACATCGTGGCCCCTGCATTGGTCCGCTATCCAGGCGTCGACAACCTGCGTATGACCGGCGGGGGGGCCAGGGTGTTCGAGGCGAACGGACAGGAGACGATCATGAGCATTGCGCAAATGAACGTTTCCGGGTCGGGTGAGCACAGGTCTACGAAACCTGGGGTCGGAAGTTCGAATCTTCCTGGCCGCACAAGAACTCAGC